CACCCGAGCATTACCATACACACTAGCATTACCATACACCCGAGCATCATCGCACACCCGAGCATTACCATACACCCGAGCATCACCACACACCCGAGCATTACCATACACACTAGCATTACCATACACCCGAGCATCATCGCACACCCGAGCATTACCATACACCCAAGCATTACCGTACACCCGAGCATCACCACACACCCGAGCATCACCGTACACACTAGCATTACCGTACACCCGAGCATTGCCATACACCCAAGCATTGCCTTCATGATTTAGATTTTCTTCTTTTTCCACGAAACCGCCAAGCTCACCCGCTTTAACGTTTCCAAACTCGATTAATGCTTTAATACGAAATAATTTTGTCCCGAAAATATTAGTGATAAACTCACTTGTTAACTCAAATTTTTTCATTTGACTTTCCCTCCAAAATCCTCTACAATTTAATTGGTTTATTATCCGAGTACCCGAGCTTGCCGGCTCATGTGGGTGCTCTTTTTTAGAATCCCATTGTAGTTAAAAACGTAAGACATCTTCCAACCACCATTCCAAATCCAAAGATCGTAGCCACAACTGCTATGATTGCATATATCTTGCAGCATAACTCGGCTTTCAGCTTGTCCTTCTTTTCCTGTCGTATCTTTTTCAGCATTGCTTGATTTCTCTTCTCTAACATCTCATTACGCTCAAGCAGTTCATAATAAGATGTAATCTCCTCCTGAATCTCCTTTATCTGCTCCTCTGTTTTAATTTCTTCCATCTTTCCTTCTCCTTTTCTTTGCTCTATTTTTTGTTGCTTTCGTATCTTAGATACTCTTTGTATGTCACTGCTTGTCCTCACCTCCTTACCGCCTAAGCGGTTTTGTCCTCTGTTTTCTTTTCGAGCGTGTAATCAATTTTCACACTCTCTTGCCCTTCTATTAGGGAAATGAGCACCCGTATGATTTTTTCCATATCTGGTTTCATTTTCTTCACCTCTCTAATATCTATGTGTTGCTGTTTGTACTTGTTGCGTTGTCCACCAAATTCTCCTATAATTTACTTACAGGACACTGCCATGTCCAAGTAATTATGAAAGGAGGAAACTATTGTGAATTTTATTAAAAAAATTCCTAAAAGTATTGATAATGCGATACAAAATATTACTGACGAACCCACTCAAAGTATTGGTACTCTCATAAAAGATGCAATTTATTTACGATTTGGACACATTTCTTATGATGCTAAGAAAAGACGTTTATTTGAAAAATATGGTCTTCTTGAGCTTGAAAAGCTTCTTGAATCACGAATTTCTGAAACACCTTTAGAAAAACTTGTGACTCCTGATTATCAAACAATAACACTTGCATTTGATAATTTAGCACCATGCATTAATTCTGAAGATTTAAGGGTTTTATTTGCAAACTTAATTTCACGTTCATGTAACAGCGATTATAAGAATCTTATACACCCATCATTTTCAGAGATACTTCGTCAAATGAGTCCTTTTGATGCAAAAATATTGAAGTTCTATGTTGATAACCAACCAAAACAATTTATCACATATACCTATCACTCCGAGAGTGGATATTCCTTTAACAGAATCCACTATATGTTTGACACCTACCCTAACCCTGATGAATCTGAGTATGTATCAATAGCTATTTCATCTCTGATGCGGTTAGGTATTTTAGCTATTCACGATGATGCTCTTGTCCATCCTATGAAGAATTCTCAATTTGCCCAAAGCTCATTTTATAAGCAATGTGAACTACAGCGGATAAAAGAAGGAAAATATCAAAATTCCAACATATCTGCTCAAATAAGTACCATAACACCATTTGGTCAATCCTTTATTCTTTCTTGTTTCGATTAATACTAGCAACAAGCCTTTCAATCTGTGATATGGTTATGCGTTTTACTTCGTTAACAGCTTCAACATTTAATTCGCATATCTCCTCAACATAATCAAAAACTTCTTTTCTAAATAGGGCTGTTATTACAATAGTAGTAACAGCCGAGAATAAAACTGATAATGCTACTGTTTCCATCTCCATCACTCTCCTTTCCTATCCCGCTTTCTTATCAGAACTTTTTCTTGAGATTGTTCCATTGTACAAACCCAAAATGTAAATATAGGCATTTTCCTGTTCCCTCTTATCAAGTAACGGAGCCATTATTTTGATGTTTTCCAACGGATTGTTTGTAAGCTGTACCTTAATCTCTTTGTTCATCATATCTATCACCTCTCTTTTTATTTGTTGCTATGCGACTATTATAATTCGCACAATCACATTTGTCAATAACTTTTTTGTTGACAAAATCACTTTTTTTTGATATTGTGTAATTAATAAGGAGGTGAGCACTTGAAAGACAGATTAAAAGCACTTCGTAAAGAACTTGGTCTTACCCAAGAAAAATTTGCAGATAGATTAGGCGTTAAAAGAAATACTATTGCTACATATGAAATAGGTAGAAACGAACCGATTGACGCAGTTATTTCTTTAATATGCAAAGAGTTTCACGTAAATGAAGTATGGTTAAGAACTGGTGAAGGTGGTAAAGAGAATATGTTTACCAAAATATCAGATGATGATAGGTATTCTCTTAGCTTGGGGAAATTAAGCGTGACACAAAACGAAACTGTAAAAAACATGGTTAATGCCATTGCAGAGTCTTCCCCTGAAAAACTAAAATACATAGAAGATTTTATGAAAGCTTGTTTAGGATTGGACAATACAGAAAAAGAGTAGCCTTTCGGCTACCCTCTAACTGCTACCACTAGAATCAAATAGATTCTTCTCAGTAGTGTTTCATCGTTAATTTGTTCAATCATTTCACAAATTAGTCTTTTGTAATCTTCACTACTCATATGTACCCCTCCCGTGTCCGTTGTATTGAACGCACGTCGAAATTCCTTATTTGAATATTACTACATTTTTTTATGTATTTCAATAGGTTTTCGAACATTCGTTCTTATTCTGGAAATAATCTTAGGATTTATCCCTTTACTATATATACACATGACTAACGGAAATCTAACGGGGTTTTTGGGATTTGTCCCAGATGTGGGACACTTATTTATATGGAGAGTCTAAAAGGTCTGAAATTCGTACTTTTAGACCTTTAGCAAGACATTCAAGAGTATCTGCGCTAGGGGAAATTTCATTATTCATAATTCGCTGAATTGACGATTTCGAAATCCCAGTTAGATGTGATACTTGACGAATTGTTAAGTTTTTACTTGTCATTATTTTATCAAGTAGTATTCTCATAACAGATTAATTTTACTATCTTATATGGTTGAGATATACAGGTAAATAATGGAAGTGATATAACCGCTACGGCGTTTATATAGAGGGGGTATGGTTTCCCCTATGATGTAAGTTCTCTCAACCTAAAGAAAGAGAGGAACAAAAGAAATGCAAACGAACAAATGCAAACACTGCAACACTGAACTTGAAAGAGGGGCTAAATTCTGCCCTAAGTGTGGAAAGAAACAGGGCGGAAAACTCAAATGGATTATTATCTCCATCGTTGTTATTGCTATAATTGGTTCTGCACTTGGCGGAGGAGATGATGAAAGCAAAAAGACCGCTTCACAAAATAATTCTTCGACTTCCAAAAATCAAACTGCTGATAGCAAAGATAAAGTTGCCGAAGAAACTCCATCCGAAGACGACAATATTCCTGCTGAATACAAATCAGCATTGAAAAAAGCGAAATCCTATAGCAAAACACTCCATATGTCCAAACAAGCTGTGTATGATCAGCTCACATCTGAATATGGAGAAAAGTTTTCTGCAGAAGCCGCACAATATGCAATTGATAATGTCGAAGCAGATTGGAATGCAAACGCATTAGCAAAAGCTAAAGATTATAGCGAACAGATGCATATGTCTAAAGCTGGAATTTACAATCAGCTCATTTCCGAAAATGGGGAAAAGTTTACGGCAGAAGAAGCTCAATACGCTGTCGATAATGTCGACGCAGACTGGAACGCAAACGCATTAGAGAAAGCAAAGTCTTATCAAGACTCAATGGCAATGTCTCCTGATGCTATCCGTGATCAGTTAACTTCCGAACACGGAGAGAAATTTACAGCAGAAGAAGCTGATTACGCTATTCAAAATCTTGAATAGTCTATTTTTTTACAAGGCTTCTGTGCTACGAAATACTACAGGTAAATAATGGAAGTTAAGCAGGCAATGCTTTGTAATACACAATAAAAATATTTTGTCAACACAGAACAATATCCAAATTAATACCTTTATAAAAAGTATTTTTTTGTACAAATTTCCGATATTGTTTTTAATAAATTTCCGTAAAACACTTGACACTTTCGAATCTACGTGTTATGATTGCATCACTTAAAAGAATATATTTCTTATGAGTGAATATAATATTATGGAACGTACTCGGGTGTCCTTCGGGCCCCGGGTCTTTTTAATTTATGGGGGCTTTTTATGGAGGAAAAAGTTTTTAAAACACTTGATGAGCTCGTTACTCTTTTACAAGAACGCGGAGTTGAGATTCAAGATTCATCCGCTCGCGATTATGCGAAACGAGTATTAGAAAAACACGGCTATTATAATCTTATAAATGGTTATAACAAATTATTTTTAGATATCGAATCAGATACTGTTAGATATCGTCAAGGGACAACAATGAATGAAATCAACGCGCTTTATCAATTTGATAGAGTTCTTCGCGATATCTTTTTTAGATATATTTTAGAAGTGGAAACACATATAAAAAGTTTAATTTCATACTATTTTTCAGAGTCTCATGGACATAAAAATTATTTAGTTTATACTAATTTTAATACAACATTGCGAGACTCCGAATCCAAAATAACAAACCTTATCGCCGAAATACAAAGACAAACGGCAAATCATAGTAATGATCCTAGTATATCTCATTACTTAAAAGCACATGGTTATATTCCGCTATGGGTCTTAAACAACATCTTAACCCTCGGTACAATTAGCAAATTTTATAGCTTGATGCTTCCGCAAGAGCGACAATCTATATCTCGTCGCTTTAATATAATGGATAACGAACTTGAAAATGCTCTTGCCTATATTTCAATCGTTAGAAATTTCTGTGCTCACGGAAATCGCATTTACTGTTTTCGGACAAAGAAACCTTTGTCTACAACTCCATACCACAAACAACTTGGTATCGAGCAAAATAAAAACGGTGAATATTTAAAAGGCAAACGTGATTTATTCGCCTGTTTAATTGCGCTGAAAAGTCTTTTATCGAATAATGACTACAAGAGAATGAGCAAAGAAATCTATCGTGCAATAGGCACCTTAGATAAGAAACTCTGTCTTTTAACTCGAGACGAAGTTTTAAACGAGATGGGATTCCCTCAAAATTGGCGCATTTTAAATAGCCTTTAAGAATATGCCTATAGAATAAATTCAAAATAAAAAGCCTCGGTGCTACCAACACCGAGACGCCATCGTGACTCGGACTTTCGCTATATTGCAATAACCTACTTCACGATAATATTTTACATCCGAAGATGCTCTTTTATTTTGCACATATATTGTAACATCTTCGGATACACCCGTCAACGGAACATATTTTCGTTGGGTGTTATTTTTATACATTTTTTTAATATAATTTACAAAGGGGATAGATACTATGGCTAACAAAATACTAAGATGTGCTATTTATATACGCGTGTCTACTTTCGAGCAAAGTGTGCATGGAAAGTCTCTACAGGCACAAAAAGAATTTTTGGAACGCTACGCCGCCGAACACGGTATGATCGTTGTTGGTGTATATGCAGACGAGGGAAAAACGGCACGTAAGGAATTAAAAAAGAGAAAAGCTATCCACGCACTGATAAATGATGTAAAACAAGATAAAATAGACGTGATACTCTTTTGGCGACTAGACAGATGGTTTCGTAATCTTTCTGATTTTTACAAGGTTCAGGATATTCTTGACGAGCACAGTGTGCGATGGATCTCTGCCTCTGAGCCCGGAATTAACATGGAGACGAGAGATGGACGTTTACAATTAAATGTTGTGTTGTCCATCGGGCAGAACGAAGTCGACACTACTTCCGAAAGAATCAAATTTGTAAACGAAGCTTCCATCCGGCAGAAGAAACTTATTTTCGGTGATGCCAATATGCCTTTGGGTTATAAGTCCGGTATTGCAGATGGCAAAAAATGTATGATAAAAGACCCTGATACAGAGCACATGGTAGAGGATTTTTTTCTGTATTTTAAAAAGCATCAGTCAAAACAGGGAGCTATTCGCTACATGCAAAGTACATACGGTATTAACTTTTCCTATTCAATGTTACGTACAATGCTCTCTAGTGAATTTTACAAAGGCACTTACAGAGGATTCCCATACTGCCCTGCGTATTTAACAGAAAGTGAATGGAACGATATACAAGCAATTTCCAATCGCAATATAAAGCGTACACCATCGGGCAGAGTATATCTGTTTTCCAGCCTTATGCATTGCCCTGTGTGCGGCCAAAAGTTAGTCGGTACTGGATGCTCGTCTATCATTAATCGTAAAACAGGAGAGAAAAGAACTTACTGCTACTACCGGTGTAATCGCTCTATAGTAGATCACATCTGCACTAACAGACACCGCGTAAGTCAAAATCTTATCGAAAAATATTTATTAGAAAACTTATCAGATGAATATCACAGGTACAAAATCAGGAATAATAAAATTAACGAGGAAAACAAGAAAAAGAAGGTAGATAGATCTCCCGAACAAATCCGAAAGGAGCTGGAACGTCTTAACTTATTGTTTCAAAAAGGGCGGATCTCTTTTGATTACTACGATGAGGAATATACTCGTTTGGAACAAGAGCTTAGCACTATTAATGCAACTCCTATCGAACCTGATCGAGATCTCTCTTACTTAGACGAACTGCTGCAAACTGATTTTAAAGAAATGTATAACTCTCTCACTCTTGAAAACAGACGTGCTTTTTGGCGCTCTACAATTTTGCAGATACACCTAAACGATGACTGTACCGTGAAAGAAGTAGACTTTTTGTGATTCGTCTTATACTAACTATATAATTCCATTTGGGGCCGACAAAACAATGACCGCTGTACTCTCCGGAGAAGCAGATATCGGATTCATGGGTTCAGAAGCTTCTATTTATACCTATAATGAAGGTGCAAACGACTATGTTATCAATTTTGCTCAGCTTACACAACGTGCCGGTAATTTTCTCGTGGCGCGAGAAGAAATTCCTGATTTTTCATGGACGGATCTAAAAGGGAAAACCGTGCTCGGGGGACGAAAAGGTGGTATGCCTGAAATGGTATTTGAGTATATCTTAAAACAAAAGGGAATCGACATTGAAAAAGATCTGACAATCAACCAAAATATTGACTTTGGCTCCACTGCAGCCGCTTTCTCAGAAGGTCAGGCGGATTTTACAGTTGAATTTGAGCCAGGAGCTACCACTTTGGAAAAAGGTGGAAAGGGATATGTTGTCGCTTCTCTCGGCGAGGACAGTGGATATGTTCCTTACACCGCATTTTCTGCAAAGAAAAGCTATATCAAAAAAAACAAAGAAGTCATTCAGGGATTCACGGATGCACTGCAAAAAGGAATGGACTACGTACAAACACATACTCCGGAAGAAATTGCAAAAATCATTGCACCACAGTTCAAAGAGACAGATTTAGACACTATCACAACGATTGTAACCCGCTACTATGAGCAGGAGACTTGGAAAGAAAATCTAATCTTTGAAAAAGAAAGCTTTGAACTTTTGCAAAACATTCTGGAATCTGCTGATGAACTCGCTAAGCGAGCACCTTACGAAGACCTTGTAACAACTGATTTTGCCGAAAAAGCTACATAAAAAATAGGCTTCGCCTATTCAGCTCCCCTTCCCCTCAATCTTGAGGGGTTAGGGGGTTTCTTTTT